ATGAGCTTCGCGCCGGTTTCCGGCAGGCCGTTCGGGAACAGGGGATCGCCGCCGGTATTGGTGAGGGCCTCTATCTTCCCGCCGTCCACCGCGCCGTAAATCCAGGCGCATTTGCTCGGGGCAAAGTAATACTTTCCCAGCAGGCCTTTGAGCGCCACAAGGTTCGCCCAAGAGAACGTGGACAGGTCCGCCATGCTCGAACCCTGGGTCTGTGCCCGTTTCCGCAGGCCGATCCAGTTCCGCAGGTAACCGCCCGCAGCCGTAGCACCGGGGATATTGCTATCCAGGGTAGCCGCGCTGTCGCCGTTGACAATCGCGTCGTCAATGGCATAGGCCAGCTTCTTGGACATCACGTCTTTCAGAATGGTAATCATACTGAAAACCGCGTCCTCGTCCAGTTCGTAGGAAAACTCCACCGGAACGATGATCTTGCTGGCGGTCAAGGTGATTTTGCCCGTGCCGGCCGCGCCAGCCGTCCGCACCGTGTTCTCCGCGCCCTTATAGGCCGAGGGATCGGAAAGGATGGACGGGAAGCACTGCGGGTTCTGGGACATCGGTACGTCCAGGAACAGGTTCGCGATCTTGCTCTCCACCCGGATCAGGTCGATCAAGTCGGAGGAAAAGCCAGTCGGAACCCAGTTGCCGCCGCTGCCTGCCGTGGCCGCGTCCATTGCCTTGGCGAACTCGTCGCGCTGCCGGTACGTGCCCAGTTCGGACTTGTACCGTTTCATGACACGGATGCGTTCGGAAATGCGTTCCGGGCTGGCCTGGGTGCCGGAAAGCAGGATACCCGCCATGAGCAGGTCGTCGTTGAACCGGCGAAAGGATTTCTCCTCCACGGTGCAATCGGCGGCTTTCTTCAGCATGATGCGTCCGCAGGAACCGCCGTCCTTGTCGGTGTCGTCGCCCAGGTCGAAAGCGCCCTTGCGGAATTGGATTTGCAGGGCCTTCGCCTTGTCCTTCAACGCCCCGTTGGCCAGTTCGGCCAACTTGTCTTCATCGATAGTAATCATCTTACCCATTGTCTCTTACCTTTTTTTTGCCAAGTGCGAGGGGATTATTTCCCCTGCAAAATGGCGTTGATCTCGGCGTCGTTGTCCGTGGCGGCTTTGGTGAAAACCAATGCGGCTTTCGCCAGGGCGGCGTCTCCGGACAATGCCTCTTCGTCTTTGTTTTCCAGGGCCGCTTTGATGGCCTTTAACGCGCCGGTCAAAACCGCCTTGTTGTGCTCTTTCAAAACCGTGGACCGCTTTTCGACTTCGGCCAGCACTTTTTCCACGTCTAAAATGTGCTTGCCGTTTTCCGATTTGCTGGCGGGGAAAGGATAGGGATACGATCCGTCCTCCGCGATTGCCGGGTCTTTCGGCGCGGCGGGGGGCGGAAAATCCTTCATGGCCTTTTCAATCACGTCGCAAACCTGGGCCAGTTCGGTGTCGTCCGGCTGCCCCTTCAGGATTTCCACGCACTTTTTCAGCACGTCCTGAATCGAAGCGGCCTTCTCCACCACGGCCACAAGCCCGGTAATGGGTCTGTCTGCCATATCGTTGTCTCCTGGAACGCCATTGTTTTCAGCGTCCCGTTTGAATAAAAAGAAAGGGCGGCGGTTCGCTCCCCTGTCCACGAAAGCAATTGAACCCACCCGAATATCTGTTAATTTTCTCTTTCGGTTAACCTTGTTGGCCATTGGCATCCCCTTCAAAACTGAACCCGCCTAAGTCGCCGGACTTAATCGCTTCCCATAAAACGGGGTCGGAAACATAGACGCAAATATACCATGTGCCTTTCGGTAAAAACTGTCCCGCCAAATGGAGGTCTGCGGGGAGAATGGCGCTTTCCACAATCTGACAAGCATCCCCCAAATCCCCGGTCTGGTGCATAAGGTTTGTGGCCGAACGCCGCCCGCCGCCCCGGATAAGGTCAACCATGAAACGGTGTGCGGCATCTTCCAACTCCGCCGCATCCGTCCAGTCGCCTTGAGTATCCGTTTCATCGGGTACATATACCGCGCCGTAAACCAAATGTTTTTCTTCATCTACTTTAAATATAGTGCATTTCTTGCCGATTTGCGAATTTTTCTTATCATCGGGCTTTTTCGGGGCCGGGGCTTCTTTTTCCGTTTCGTGCTTTTGAATCTTTACCAGGACCGGGGATTTCTTCCGCACCGCCACCAAATCGTACAGCGGGATATGGTCACCGTGCGGCCCCATGGCGCTCTGAATCGCATGGAGCGGGGCGTCCTTCCCGAATTGGTTCCGCATTAAAAGCTCCGTGGCGTCATCCTGCTGCCGGGCACGGTAAACGTAATCGATGTCGCTATACGAATCTTTCGACACATACCCGCCCACCAGGGAGATGTAATCCGGGACAATCACCATATCGTCCAGCTTGGAAATAATCCCGTGTTCATCCGTGATCCGCTTGTCAATCTCCACCAGGACCGCCCCGGTCGGAAGGGTCTCAAACCGCTTGGCGTACATGATATTTTTAAACAGCGCCCGGATGGAGTTCTCGTTTTTAAACTCATGCTTGTGCGTCCGGTCTGCGGAAGGCCCGGCGGGGATAACGTGGATGCACTTCGTTTTAGCCACCCGGAATGATTCCTGAATAGCCTTCTCAATGTTTCCTACATGCTCAAGGCAGTGCATGGAAAACACAGTGTCGAAAGAATTGTCCCCGAACGGCAGGCTTTCCGCCTTGCCCAGGAACAGATTTTTCAACCCGCGTTCCGTGGAAATCTTCCGCGCCGCCTCGCTGTTGTCAATGCCGGAAACCTGATACCCGGAGTTTTTCAAAACGTCCATGGCGTTCCCGGGGCCGTACCCGATTTCCAGCACGTTCACCCCGTCAATGCGCTTGGCGATCTCCCCGAATTCGATCACGAATGATTTACGGACGGGCCGCAAGCCGGAGAAATAGTTCTCGGTGTAGGGGTTGACGCCCTTTTGAATTCCGGTAAAGGGCAGGAAGTCCCGGATCTTATAGGCGTACAAGTCCGCCCGGGTGCCAAATTCTTTTTTCCTTTCGGCGTCGCTGTAGCCGTGCTCGTTCTCCGATTCATCGAATTTTATCAGGCTAATTCTTTCCGCCGCCTGGAAACGGACAATGCCGTATTCCACCCCGTCCGGGCCGGCCAGCACCCGGGGGCCGGTGAGGTCAATCTTCCGCAGGGCCAGGAAGGTTGACAGCCCGCCGTTCGCCAGGCCCCGGGCCTTTTCTGCGGCGATCCTGTCCTTTACCGATTTCGGCACCGCCGCCCGGATTAAATCCTTCAACGGGGCGTCCATGGTCTCCGGGTGGAAATCCATCTTCCCCCGGCGGTACGCTTCGGCCAATAGCCGGGTTGCAAATTCCGCCACCTGTTCGGCGCTCTTGAATTCCGTTTCCCCTCCCGCCTTGGCCGTGGCGTACTTGACGGACAAAAGCCGCAGGTCTCCGGCCAGTTCGGCATCCGTGGCCTTCTCCGGCACGAATTTATCCAGGATGAATTTATCTTTTTCCATTGGCGGATTCCGTTTTAACGGGCGTCAGTTCACCCGGAAGAATTTCAAATTTAAACCCGCACTTTTTGCAAGATGCATCCTGGGAAATATCCCCTAAAAGCCGGATGCTCAACTCATTGCACCGGCACCGGGGGCAGGTGACATGTCCAGTATAAAGCGTGGGAATATTTTTCATTGGTTTAAAAGCCGGTTGATAAGGTAAATGGCCGCGGCCAGCAAAAAGAAAAGTACCATGCCGTCGAAGATGCATCCCCGGGGAGTCATATCGCTTCCTTTTTCGGCTGTAGCTTTTGCAATTTCGCAAGGTGCTTATGCCCGCCCTTGAAATATATCTGGCGGCATTCGTTGCTACAAAACTTATCCACCTGCGTATGGGGACGCCCGCAGATGTAGCAGGTCCGCACCGGCTTTAACGGTTGCAGGCCGTGCTTGCGGGCCAGGGAATTGATAAGGGCAAGCTCGCTGTCCCGCACTTGGATGGTCTTCATCGGCCCGCCGAAATGCTTGCGCTTCCATCGGCCTATACGGGAAAGAATGCCCCGGAAGAAAAAGTAAATTCTTTTCATACGTTCTCCAAAACCGGAGCCACAGCACAACGGCAGTTACAAATATCCTTCGGGTCTCCCGCCGGGTCTCCGGGGTACATCAACCCGTTGGAAAACGCTTCATCAATCGGCACCGTTTCCCCGTCCATGGCCGTGTGTTCGGGCCGGTCGTCCGGGGGGCCGCTGGCGATCCATTTCTTGAAATTCGCCCCGGCGTCCTGGTATCCCTGGAGGGCGTTGTAATTTTCCACCTTCAGCATTTCCGTGCGGGCAATCGTATCCGCCCGCCAGTACCCGCCGCGCTCCTCACCCTGGAAAACTTTTTGTATCCGGGCCTGGATATCCGGCATGGTTTCGTTTGCGTCCAGGCCTTCGGCCAGCGTTGCCCGCAAATCGGCCAGGGTGGTTTTGTCAATTTCATCGGCGAATTTCTTGACCGCCTGATTCATGTATGCTTCCCGGGCTGGTGTCAGGTAATCCGGCGGCGTCTGGCCGGGCTTAACCAGCGTGTACCCGGCGTCCCGGAAATCCTCCCCGGACTTCTCGTAGAGTTTCACAGCCTTGTTTATCAGGCGTTCCGTGGGCCGGGTGACGTTGGAAAGCAAAACGTCAATGGACACGTCCCCGGCGGCTTTCTGGAATTTCCCGGATTGATGCGCCAGGGCGTCCAGGCAGGCTTTCTTTTGCGCGGCGAAATGCTCCTCAATCATGGCCTTAAACCGGGGGTAGTGGGCCTTGCGGATATGGGCGATCCGGGCCGGGGCGGTCTCGGCGGGGGCGTCCGCGGCCTTATCCAGACCCAGCGGCAGGGCGGACATGGCAAATGCGGCCGGCGCCGTCTTGGCCGGTGCCACATTCCCCCAGGGCACTTCCGGCAAATCGAAATATTTTTTACGAATTTCGTTTATGGTCAATGCCCCGGTCTGGCTGGCGATGTTTCCAATGTCCGCCTTGCGCTTGTCGTCCTCGGCCAGAGCGGCAATCCCGGAATAATCCGTCACCACCCGGAAACCATAGGGGTTGAAAAGGTCGTGGTTTAAAACATCGTCTATGCTGTCGCAATGGGGCCGCATCTTCTCCCGCCAGAAGGTGGTGAGCTGGGCGTCCGCATTGGCCCAGGCCGCTTCCTTGCTATCCTGTACCAGCATCCGGGGCACGCCCAGGACCGCCAGGATTTCCCGGATGTGCATGTCCCGCAGCGGGGTAAGGTCCGCTTCCTTGGGGTCAACGGAAAGTTTCTGGAATTTAATATCGCTGTCCAGGAACATGCTCTTGTGATTCTTCCGGCTACCGGAGAAGGCGGATTTTATATTTTCCTTCAGCCGGTTGAAAACATCAAGGTCAAGCTCTTTTGGGGTGACGAAGACCCCCGTGGCGTGCGGGCCGTTCTCGAAATACGCCTGCACCCAGGCCTGGGAATACCAGTCAGCCATGAGCGTGGCTTTCAACGGGGAGGGCGCACCGGTGCCGTAGTATTCTGACAGCGGGTTAAATTCTGTGAACTGGATCACGTCTTCCGGCATCAGCGGAATGGTCCGGTTGTTGATGCTGTATTTCCAGTATTTTATTTTCTCCACCGGGTCACGGACGGCATCCATGGCGGTAGGGAGAAGCGGATACAGGAAAAGCGGGGTGCCGGTCTTTTCGTCCATCTGCTTTTCCAGGAAGGCATCCCCAGAAAGGGACAGGAAAGCGGAAATGGCAAAGAATAG